CAGAATCCTACGGCGGAAGAGGGCGCAATTATTAAAAGGGAGTGGTGGAATGTTTGGGAACGTGATGCTCCTCCTCCGTGCGACTACATCATACAATCGTATGACACGGCGTTCACTAAATCAGAGAGGGCCGACTATTCGGCTATTACTACTTGGGGTGTGTTTTATCCTGACGAGGGTGATGAGGCAGCGATCATATTGTTGGACGCAGAGAAAGGTCGATGGGAGTTTCCAGAGCTTAAAGACCAAGCGATGCGCTTGTATCAAGAATATGAACCTGACATGGTTTTGATTGAGCAGAAGGCGTCTGGTACGCCTTTGACTCAGGATTTGCGTAAGTCTGGCATACCTGTGAGTGGTTTTACTCCGGGCAGGGGTGCTGATAAGTTTTCTCGTATGAACGCTTGTGCGCCTGTATTTGAGAGTGGCATGGTATGGTGTCCAGATGTTAGATGGGCAGATGAGGTTGTTGAGGAATGTGCAGCGTTTCCTAACGGTGAACATGACGACTTGGCTGATAGCATGACACAGGCTATACTACGTTTTAGACAAGGTGGATTTATTGGGACTCGTACTGATTACGAGGACGAGGATTATTATAATTACAGGCGCAAGCGGGAGTATTACTGATGCAGAAAGATAAATCTCTTAACGCAGCGATTAAAAGAGTTAAAACTGCTCAAGGCATGGAGGATGGTGGCGTGGCTAGTTTAAAAGAAGTTCCCGCAGGTAACAAAGGCAAAGGCTTATCTAAACTTCCTACTGAAGTCAGGAACAAGATGGGTTTTATGGCTAGTGGTGGCATGGTTAAGAAACCGAGTGGTGGCATGGTTAAGAAACCGAAGGGTCGGGCAAGGAAGAAGACAGGATTTAATCAAACAGGCAAAACTCTTTCTGATGCGGACGTTGCAAAAGTAGAAAAGTTAATGAAGCCGAAAACCGACAGACAGCTTATGCAATTTGAAAAAGGCGGTGAAGTTACTCCTCCAAAGCCTTTGCCAAAGGACTCAAAGAACGCCAAAGGACGCCGTTTGAAGCGTTCACCCGGCAACAAGAACGAAGCTGGCGGTAATCCAATGAAGCCAATTCGCATGGAGGGCGGCGGTGGAGTTTGCCGTGGTGGTAAGTCAGCTATGCGCGGCACACAGTTTCGTGGTGTCAGATAGGAAAAAGATGCTGTATAAGGGACAAGAGGCTGGCCTTTGGCTAAAAAGCGTTGCTTCTTGCCCTTCTGTGACGCT